AATAAACTTTACAAACTCAATAAGATTCTTTTGCTGAATAAAAGGCTCTCCGCCAGTAAGCTTAAGAATAGCTCCTTGCTTAAGCTTTTCGTGGTAGTCGTTCTTTTCGAACAACTGAGCAATCTCTTCAAATGTCATCCTGTTCTTCTTAGACCAGCTTACATAACTATCGCAACCAAAAGGAGCGTCTTCACTCTTAAAACCTATACAGGTGAGATTGCACATTGACAGTCTCATAAAGACTGAAGGCCAACCGATAAAGCGGCCTTCCCCCTCAAGAGTATAAAAGACGAAGTCGTCTGAAAGAAATAAAGTTTTATCAGCACTCATGACATATTATTAGTATACTTTTGATAAATTGCACTATTTTGTTCGTGCTCCCACACCTCTACTTTTTCACACCAGCATCTATTTTGAGTAATAGCTTTTACATGTCCATCGGCTGTTTCGCAGCAAAGCTCGGCGAACCGCTCAATACCTACCCCGTTAGGGAGTTCTACGAGCTCGATCATACCACGTTTTTCCATATCTCTAAACACTTCAATATCTGGATCTTTTTTCCAGACTACAGTCTTATGATCGAAAGTGTTTTCAAGTGCTCTCTTCAGCTCTTTAAGACCCCCGAAGTCGACTACCCAGTTATTTTTATCTAGCTCGTTACAGGTAAACCAGAATTTAGCCTGTAAACGGTAGCCGTGAATAAATTTGCAATGACTGGTTGCGTAAGGCTGACGAAATGCGCATGAACCAAGCGGTATAACTTTAGTAGAATAGAATTTACCCATACTGTATGGTATAAACTTTTTTAATTAAATCAAGTGGTCAATATGTCGTTCAATCCACTCTCCGAGTATATCAGGTCCAATATCTCCAGGGGAAGAAATAATAGCATTACTGTATTCACTTTCATTAAAAATATGTCTTTGTAAAGTTTGCTTTTCGCATTTACTTTCGAATTTTATAAAAATCGAAGATCTTTTATCTTTTATAACAGTATTACCTGCAATAGCAACATCTATACTTGTAAATTTAGTAAAATTTTTAAATTCACTATAATTTGAAAGAGTGTTTATAAATTCTCTCTTATTATTGTTTTTTTTAAAATACAAAAATATTGGTAAATCATTACTATCGTATAATTTATTTTTGTATTTAAGTACCACTTAATTATTTATATAATATAAGTATTATTTATGCAAAAGAGGCAGACTGGAAATAAGCTTATGGAAGTACCTATTACTGTTAATATTCCGCCTTCACCCCCGGCGTATGTACAGACTGTCGACCAACCAGGTAGTTTTACTAATTATCAAAATCAACAAGAGGCACGTCGGCAGTATGAAGTGGTTGTTGCATGTCTAGTGCTGGAAGCTGGTGGGGAAGGTAAAATAGGCATGGAAGCCGTAAACGAGGTACTGAATAATAGAGCTAAACAGAAATTTGGTAATGACGCAGTCTCTTCAAAGTATGCAGTAGCGATTGCGCCTAAGCAGTTTAGCTGTTTTAATGGCGGAACCGAATACGCGGTACAAGCTGCTAAAAAACATCCAAATTGGTCTACAGCAGAAAATATAGTAAAAGCTGCACCAACTAATCATACCAATGGTGCTCGTTATTATTATGCAAATCGAGGACGTAACGCAATAAAGCCTCCGTCTTGGGCGGCAGTATATTTAAAGCGAGGCGCAAAAACAGTGCAAATAGGTAATCACCTATTTTTATACGGATTTAAAGGTAATTAAAGGTTTTCCCCTAAATTCTTAATAATTTCTAACTGAGAATCTTTATTCTCTATTGTAGTTGGCAGAGTCAGGTCTTGTATAGCATCTGCAGACAGCTTACTTGGATCTTGCTGTACAGCCAATATAGCGTTTTTAGCCCAGGTTAGTAATTCAGTTTCCCAGTTCTTTAACTCAGCAGGAGATCTATTCACCTCTGCGTCTGCTTTAGGGTTAACCATATTTACTGGACCGCCGTCTTGAGGTAGACCCGCATCTCCACCTGCAGCAGGTGCTTTTCCTGGGGTAGCGCCTGGCCCCGCCCCTGGCACCGACCCAGGAGGCTGAGGCGCTTCTAATAGATTACGAAATATACATGCAGCTATACTATCAAATTTTTTCATGTAGTTGTAGGTGTTAATACGTTCTGTATAAGTCCTTGCAATTTAGCAGGGTCCTTAGAAACTGTTGCGAATTCCGGGTGCTGCATTAAAGCAGCTCTTAAAGCGTCATTATATTTTCTGTTTGCATTTTTAACATCAACCCCGGCAGTAGTTACTGCATCTCCAACCGCACTTGGATTAGGTGCTGAGCCAGTTTGCATGTCGGCAGATGCGCCGCCGCCGACGTTATCAACTTCCTTAAGGGTACGTTCTAGTAAATCTAAAAACCGACTCTTTTTCATATCATATATTTACGTCTTTTTTGTAATTTATCACTTGATTTTTATTTGCAATAAAGTAATATAAAGTGTCGTCGGGTTAAGGAGTACTCCATATACAGCATAGCCGTATATATAGGTTAGGACTCAGGAGCAAAGCTCCTTCGTCTCGGTCTTGCAGACCTTTTAAAAGAGCTCACTTCGTTCGCTCTTAATATTCTATATATATTATATATCCTTAGCAAATCCGTTTAGGGTTTATAGGTTGAATAAAGGGATTCTAGCTCAAATTTTAAGCAGAATTTTTTTATTTTATTAAGGCTGTATTTTGAATAATCTAAACTATATCTGAATTCCTTGAGTGACTGTGTTATTTCCGTTTTTACAGCAGTATTATTTAAATTGGGTACATCTTTACTCAGATAAAACGGTATCGGAAAGTATTTCTTTACTTCCTTTACAAACTTAAGCACATTTGGGTTTAATTCAGTTTCGTTAACATAAAATATAGTATTTTTCTTATGTTCGAAAGAACTATGTAGTTTGCACACGTGGTAAAGAGTAAAATAATTTAACAGTCTTAGGTAATCCTGTTTAGGAAGATCCTCTATTGTTATTGCCCCTAATTTATCTAATTCAGCCTTTAAAGATACAAGTATTAACTGTTCGACTTCAGTGAAGTCAACTAGATAGAGATTGTACTTTAGTTCCTGTATTTTCACGTAGTTTTAAAAGTAGAGCATCTGGAGCTCTGCCAATACGGCAGTTTATAATGCCGTTATAATAGCCTTCTTTTAACAAAACGTCAAGATCAAATTGCTTTTTTGCTTCATAATATGCAAGTTCAAACTTACTTTCGCAAAATTGTACTATCTGAAATGTAAATTTATCTTTACCGTACTTTTCAATATCTGCATTTAAGTCATTTGAAGATGAGGTGTAGGTTTTCCAATCAGTCTCAATATCGAAATGTCTTTTATTCTTGCGGCCTTTAAGCGGCTTAAGCTTTTTTACTGTTTTTATTTGTTTTTTACCTATATACATTTTACCGGTAACATTATTTGTAATAATGTAGATAAAGCCGTACGGTAATTTATGTTCGTCGACAGGGAGAGTAGTTGTCCAATGACCTAAATCCATTTCAGCCTATTTATAGACCTTTTGGAAACGTTCTACGTATTACTTTTGCTTTCTTTTTTTTCTTTTTACCTGAACCCCAGATGTTTCTTGCATCTCCTGGTGCGTAAAAATCTCCAGATTGGCCCGGTTGAGCCGGGTGAGCTTGTCCTGAACCAAAAGCCCCGGCTGTAGTGTTACCTGCTGCAGCCATTATATTTTCATATAACTGATCAAATTTTTTCATGTAGATTTATTGATAATGTATAGTATACTTATACAAATGGAAGAAGTATCTGAGCTTGAAAAGACTATTACTAAGTTCGAAGAAGAACTCCGTATGGATCTTAAGATGGATGAGCTCTCTTTAAAGGAGAAAGCGATGCTTGCACCAGTTATTAAGCATAAGTGGGTTGCCCGTACATCTCAGCATAAGAGAGCCTTAGCTAAACTACAGGCCCTGAAGAAACAAAAAATTAAATCAGTTTCTGGCGCGTCGCCAGTTGTATTGAGTAAGGCTTCCCTTGAGCTGCAAGTCAATAATTCTCCTGAAATATCTCAAATACAAAACAAAATAGAAGATCTCGAACAAATGATCGAATATTTAGAAAAAGTAGAAAAATTAACCAGCTCGTTAACATTCGACTATAAAAATGTGATAGAACTTCAAAAACTTGAGACCACATAATGCAGGTAAAGTTCGAATACGATCTTAAGAGAAAAGAAGTAAAAATTATATCTGATAATTTTAATCAGATAAAAGAATATTTTTCTGTAAAGAATCCGGGTGCTAGATTTGTAAGAGGCGGTCGTTTCATGCCGCAAAGAATTTATGCTATTACGCCTTCTGGCTATTGCGGGGTAGGACTAATACCTGAAATAGTAAAATATTTAAAAACGCTTTCGGTACCTTACGAGATTGCTTTCGATCAAGAGCTTACCAGGCTTTATAACAATTTAAAATTTCAAATACCTACCAGTTACCCTAATATTAGGGAGTTGGTCAGTGAGTATCAATTAAGAGATTATCAAAAAGAAGCCGTAAACAGCGCGTTGAATACAGGTTACGGTATAATAGAGCTTGCTACCGGTGGTGGTAAGACTTTTATTATTGCTAATTTAGTCTATACCGCAACTCAACTTATTTCTGAAAAAGAGAGAGTACTAATAGTGGTACCGGATATAGGTCTAGTAGAGCAGACTTATAAAGATTTTGTTAGTTATAATTTTCCTATGGACCAGGTGACTAAGTGGTCTGGTAATAACGAGCTAAATTTAAATGCACGAGTAATAATTGCGAATTTAGGTATACTTCAAAGCGAAAAGTCAGATCTTTCGTGGTTTGATGAAGTCGGTCTTTTAATAGTTGATGAGTGCCACAAACTTCGTAGAGGTAATAAGGTATGTAAACTTATCGATAAAATACCTACACTTAGACGTTTTGGTTTTACTGGTACACTACCGGAAAACGATATAGATACCTGGAATATTAATAATTTTATCGGGCCTGTTATCTTTAAGAAGACTACAACAGATTTAAGAGCTGCAGCTGGTGGGGAGTATATCGCAAACGCCCAAGCTTTGTCAATACATCTCGAATACGATTATAAGCCGGACTATACTGCAGTTGGATCAATGCAGAGATATATGCTTGAGCTGGACTTTATTCATAATAGTGAGTTCAGACAAAAAATAATTAAAAGTGTGGTAGGTAAATTACCTAATAACTGTCTTATACTAGTAGATCATATAACTCATGGGGTTAATCTGTTTAGTGCTTTGTCTAGTATATCTGGTAAGCAGGTATATTTTATACAAGGTAGTGTTGAGGTTGAAGAGCGTCGTAGAATCCAGGAGTTAATGGAGAAGAATAATAACATTATTTGTATAGCAATAAGCAAAATTTTCTCTACTGGTATTTCTATTAAAAATATACATTATATTATGTTTGCTGCCGGCGGTAAGTCTAAAATTAAAGTACTACAATCGATAGGTAGAGGATTAAGAGTGCACGAAAATAAGGATGTATTAACCCTTATTGATATAGTAGATGAGCTCGTATATGGCGGAAAACATTTTGCAAAACGTAAACAATTTTATGAAATTGAAAAAATCAAAATTACCAAAAAAACCGTCTCAGAGCGTAGCCTCTCCTAAGCCTAAAAAACCTCTAAGTGAGTCTGCTAAGGCTAAAAAAATCTATTACGTAAATCCTAAAGAATTTACTGAAGAACTTAGAACATATTATGAGACTAATGTTATAAGTGATAATCTCGCTATAATGATACGTAACATTGCTTACGGATTAGCTCACGCTTCTAATTTTATTAATTACACTTTTAAAGAAGAGGCTATAGGAGACTCTTTGATTAACATGTTTAACGCCTTGAAAGAAAAAAAATATAATTTTGATAAAGGTTTTAACCCTTTTTCTTATTTTAATTCTATTGCATTTAATTGCTGGAGATCTAGAATTAAAAAAGAAAAGCGTATGAGAGATACTTTAGCTGCATATCAAGAAGAAGTGTATAGTGTAATCGGTCCGCAGGTAGGAGTAGATGACCCAGTTAATCCGCTATCAAAGAATGCAAATTAAACTAAAAAATTCAGAAGTAGGTATATTTTCAGATCCACACTACGGAGTACACCGCAATTCCGAGGTATGGCATAAAATCGCTTTAGACCACGCTAAGTGGGCTGCTCAGCAATTCAAAGAGCGCGGTATTCAAGATATTATTATACCAGGAGATATTTTTCATGATCGCAACGACATTGCTGTTAACACTCTTCATGTTGCTACTGACATATTCGATATATTCAGCAACTTCAATATCATTATTACAGTCGGTAATCACGATGCTTATTATCGTGACAATTCTAGCGTTAATTCCGTCTCCATTCTTAGAGGCTGGACTAATATTACTGTTATTGACTCTCTTCAAGTTGTTGAACTTCACGGAGCGAAAATAGCTTTTTGTCCGTGGGGCCAGAATATTGAAGAGGTACCTGAATGTGATCTTATAGTTGGCCACTTTGAAATTAATAGCTTTAAAATGAATTCGTACAAGGTATGTACGAATGGACTTAAAGCGTCAGATTTAGTCAATAGAGCGAAGCTTACTATTACTGGTCATTTTCATCATAGAGATGAACGCAAATATAATGATGGTACAATATTGTATGTAGGTAGTCCCTATCAACAAGACTGGGGTGATTTTGGCACTACTAAAGGTCTGTATATTTTAGATTTAACTAATTTAAAATACGAATTTATTGAAAATAATATTTCACCTCGGTATATGAGATTGCGTTATACCGAACTTACAAACGGTACCTACACTTCTGACACTCTTAAAGCTGCTCTGACTAATAATATTGTTAAATTCATAGTGGATCAAACTGTTGAACCTGTTAAGTTAGATACAATAATACGCAAATTGGTAACAATTAAACCTACTGAGTTTACAATTGAGCACGATGTTACAGAGCAGAGCAAACTCAATATAGAAGAAGCAGCTAATAAAGAATTTAATATTAGTATAGAAAAATCTATAGAAGAATTTATCGACCTAATGGACGTTAAGGAAAAAAATAAAGTAAAGCTCTATATTTCAGACTTATACACCCGCGCATCTAAATTATGAAAATATGTATACACTCTAATCAATTTGATGGAAGAGGTACAGGTAAAACTCCGTATGATTACGGATTAGCCTTAAGAGATATTTTAGGCCATGATGTATGTTATATGACTTCCATGCAGAGTAAAAACGAGGGATTACACCGTATAGCTAAGGAGTTTCCGGTTTACATGTACCCCGGGAAAGCAGATGTTAGTCCATCATCTGAGGTTAAAACTCAAATTGAGCAATTAGTAGATCAACATAAAATTGATTTTATACAAATGCTTAAATACGGTACTAACGATAAAGTAACACCCACTAACTGTAAGACAGGAATACACTATGTTTTTAATGGAGCTGAGCCACACGGAGATGTCTACGCAGCTGTATCAGAAAATTTAGCTAAAAAATTTAATAAAACAGATTACGTACCGCATATAATACGCAAATTAGAACCTACTAAAGACATACGAGCAGCTTTAAATATACCCAAAGATGCTTTAGTAGTAGGTCGTCATGGTGGATACGAAACCTTCGATTTACCGTTTGTGTAGGAAGCCGTGGCTGAAACAGTTAATAAACGTAAAGATATTTATTTCTTATTTCTTGCAACTAAGCCGTTTATGCAACACGAAAGAGTGTTGCATTTTGACTGGGTCCCTGATGAACGTGGTATATATAATTTTATACATGCTTGCGACATTATGCTGCATGCACGTCATATGGGAGAAACGTTCGGGCTATCAGTAGGAGAGTTTGCAGCTTGTAATAAACCGGTTATGACCTGGCACGGACTAGGCCATGGATTTTATGATACTGCACATATTGATCAACTTAAAGGTAAAGCTATACAATATAGACTTGGCCACGAAATAGTC